CGGGCCTCGCTCAGCTTGGCACGAGACTTGCATTAGCACACACCATGCCAACGCTCGGCACGCTGGGCCACCCCCCCCCCCAGGGCCGGTACGGATGGAAAGGGCCGGGCTGTGCTTATACCCCGCCCCACATACTCTACCTTTCTCCTTCTCCCACTCCATGGCTGTGGTAAAAACTACACACGTGCGAGCCCTTGACACGGTGCAAAGAACGTGCCATAATGGGGTCCATGCAGATCCCGTTCATTGACACTTTTAGACACCGGGGTGGCGCGCCGCGCAAGTTGAAGCCGGCCCAGGTCGAGGAGGTCATCAAGCTCACGGCGTCCGGCGTGGATTGTCGCGCAGTTGGGCGCGTGTTCGACGTCAGCCACCAGACGGTTCGGAACTACCTCAAGTCCCCGGAGGCCCAGGAGAAGCTCCACCTGCTTCGGGAAGCCATCAAGCAGACGATCATGGAGCGGACGGCTGACGAGCTGATCGGCGGGGCGGCGAACGTCGCGCGTGCGAAGATCGACGACAACGATGCCAAGGGGTTGGACGCCGCTACCCGGGCCATCCTCAACCTGGAGAAGGCGTCGGCGTCGGCGGCAGGGGAGAACCGGAAGATGGAGGTCACGGGCCCTGCGGGAGCCCCGCTCCAGATCGACGTCCGGGCCCTCATCGGGCAGATCCTGGCCCATCACACGGAAGGGGGATAGATGAAACGTTCGGTTCCGTGGAACCAGTCTACGTGGAAACTTTCTGGCCGATATGGGAGTCGTGGAAAGCGCTGGGAAAGAGTAGCCAAGCGTGAAGCCATTCGGGATGTAGGCTGGTCCATCGAGCGGATGTGCCTAGCACTCAGGACCAGCAATTAGCTGTGTGGCTCCATCTCACGTGGCCGTGGTTATGCCGGGTGGGACTTCACGAGTGGGAGATCAGGGTCCGGTTCGTGAACCGCCGCATGGTAGAGGACAGGGTATACCACTGTGCAGCCTGTGACAAGGTGAAACCCTACCGTGCCCACTGTAGGGGGGAAAATGAGCGCACCAGAAGAAACGGCTGAAGACGTTTTACTCCGAGTACGTAAAATCCTCAAAGTCCCAGAGGCTGCATCTATTACTGAGTGGGCAGAGATGCTTATAGAACTCTTTGACCCAATTCTTCTCTATCACATGCGGCAAGACGTGCAGCGACATCCGGTGCCATCTGTTTGGTATGCCAACCATCCTGACCCGCGCTGAAGCCGCCTCGCTCCAGGCTACCCTCGACCGGATCACCCCGGCTGAGGCGCTGGCCCTCGCGCAGGCCCAGTGTGCAGCCGACGGCTGGTTCTGGCTTCAGTACGTGCAGACCAGGGACGAGGCCGACCCCGAGGTGCCCGTGAAGATGTTTCCGCGCCACTTGAGCTACATCCGGGGGCTCTGGGACGTGCTGACGAACAAGCCCCGGGTCGTCGTCGCCAAGTCCCGGCAGATGATGGTCTCGTGGGAGGTCGTGGCCTTCTGCGTCTGGTGGGCCCGGTTCAAGCCCAACCAGGTCATCCTCTGGCAGACGAAAGCCTGGGAGGACGCCGTGCGGATGGTGGCCATGCCGGAAGGCGGGTTCGAGGGGCGGGCCCAGTTCATCGAGTCCCACCTGCCGGACTGGCTGCGGCTGCCGGCCAAGATCTCGGAGGGCCGCATCCAGTACCCGAACGGCAGCATGATCCAGGCCCTCGCCGGGGGCGCAGACAAGGTACGCGGGCTGGTGCCGTCCGTGTTCGTCGGGGACGAGTTTGCACACCAGGAGGAGCAGGACGGGGTGTACACCGCCGTCGCCCCCCTGATGCAGAAGGGGGCGAAGGTCGTCTTCGTGAGCACGCCTAACGGAGCTTCCAACGTGTTCGCCACGCTCTACCACGGCCGGCCGGTGGGGACAGACCCGACGATATGAACGGCTTTACCGTCTCCGAGAACGCGATGGGGTTCACCGCCGTCCGGCTGCACTACAGCGCCGACCCCGCCAAGTCTCAGGACAACGAGGACGGAGCCAAGTGGCTGGAGAACGCCCGTCGGTTGTTCCCCGACGAGAACCGCTGGAACCAGGAGATGGAGCTGTCCTTCTGGATCGCGGCAGGCCAGCGGGTCTACCCCGAGTTCCGGGAGACGCTTCACTGTGACGCCCTGGAACACCGAGCCCGGAAGGTCATCTATCGGGCATGGGACTTCGGGTGGCATGCTCCTGCGTGTCTCGTTGCTCAGATCGACACCAAGGACCGCTTGCTGGTCCTGCGCGAGGTAGTGGGGCATGAGCAAACCACCCGCCAGTTCGCCGAGTCTGTGCTGGAACGCTGCGCCGGGTGGTATCCCCAGCACGCGGCAGGCTTCCAGGACTTCTGTGACCCGGCCGGGCAGCAGCGGAACTCAACCGCTGAGGCCAGCGAGATCCGAGACGTGGAGATCCTGAACACCCTCGGCATCTACCCACGCTGGGACTACGGCTGGTCTCGCAAAGACGGCCGGAGCCTCGTACATCAACTGCTGGTCCAGCGGATAGACGGGACGCCCTCGATGCTCATGGACGGGTCGAAGTCGCCCATCTTGCTCCAAGGCTTCCTCGGCAAGTACGTCTACCCGCCCCGCAAGGACGGCCGGGCGCATGATGAGCCGGACGAAGGCAACCACCCGTGGGCAGACGCGCAGGCGTGCTTGCGCTACCTCGCCACGGGGCTCTACTCGGCACTCGGGTTGCGGCGAGAGTTCGCCCGCCCCGTGCCCGAGCGAGAATTGGACTATCACGGCTATGGCAGCCCCCTACAGGGGAAGAAAGCGGTGTCTCGATGAAAGCGTTTCTCGGTCTCGCCCTTGTGCTCGCTCTCGTACTGGCTCCCTACGAGGTCGTGTTTGTCGCCCCCAACGCCGCCGTCTCGTTCCCGTACAAGTCGCTGAGTGACGCGGCCAAGGATGCGGACGGGGTTGCTCCTGGGACCTGTGCCGGAGAATACGGTGCGCTCATGTCCGTCGAGATCCCCATCCGGTACTTCGTCCTCTACATCGGAGACGGCAAGTTGCTGGTGGGGGAGTGGGCCAACGCCGAAACGTTCAACAAGCGCCCGCCCGCGTTCCTCTGGATTGGCACCATAGACAAGGACGGCGGGATCGTCATGCAGAGCCGGGAGCCCTTTGACCCGGCCAAACACGGCGACGGCCCGTGCCGGCTCCTCTACCCGGAACGCTACATCTGACCGTGACGCTCCGTGACCAACTCAAGCGGGATGAGGGGAAGTCGGCGGAGATGTATCTGGACTCGCGTGGGTTCCTCACTATCGGCTACGGCCATCTCCTGCGTGGCGGGCCTCCTCTGTCTGATGCTGCAATGGAGCAGATACTGGGGGACGACCTCCTGGCCACAACCCAGGCGCTCAGGGACCGGCTCCCGTGGGTCGTCACGCTCTCGTCGGCCCGGGAAGGGGCGCTCGTGAACATGGCGTTCAACATGGGGGTCGGGGGCGTGGCCGGGTTCAAGAAGATGCTGGCCGCGCTCCAAGCCCAGGAATGGGACACGGCGGCCCGAGAGTTGCTCGACTCCAAGTACGCGACCCAGGTTGGGGAACGGGCCACGCGACTGGCCCAGCAACTCATTACGGACACGTGGGTCTAGGGGGACACCATGAAGGTGGGGCGGCACTACATCGGCAAGATGTGTCAGATCCGGTGGTTCGACCCGATCAACGGTAACCATGAGTGTGACAAGTCTGAACTCCCGAAAGGGAAGGTAGCCCTCGGGGTTTGGAGGTCAAACGGGGTGATTGACGACCTGACGGATGGGGTGGTGCGGCTGATTCAGGCCGATACGGGCTTGTCTCCAGTCGGCATCCTTCAAGAAGCCGACGCCTGTTGGATTCCAGAAGACCTGATTGACGCGATCATCAGTTACGTGCCAGAGGTGTCGCCGTGACTTTTGGAGTGTTCCCGTGGGGGGCCCCGGCACCAGTTCCCACACGCCCGACGTTCGTAGCCGACTGGGTACCGACAGAGACCCCAAAAGTGACCCGAGACTACTGCCCCAAGTGCGAGCCCAAGACCGACCCGACGGTCGAGTGCTTGCAGGTGTCATGGTGTGACACCCACCGGCCGTCTGTGAAGGGCAAAGACGACGGGAAACTCAACGACATCCTGAACGGGGCCGCACTCCACTATTCGTTCAACGAGGCCGGCGGGGCTGACAACCGGGCCGCGTGCGCGTTCTTCCACCGCCGAGAGGATACGTGATGACCAAGAAGCGCGACATCTCTCTTGGTCTGCTCATCGCCCTGCGGGTGTTTGCCCCCATCGTGTTCGGAGCTGCCCTCT